AACAATAGCATTTGCAGACGATTTTACAGCGGAGGAAATGACTAAAAACAGCTCTTATCCCGTGTCTTCTGCTTTGCTACCTGACACAGGCTATACAATTGACGGAGTGAATTTAAGAGATTTCGATGTGGCAGTTTTACAAGGAACAGACGAGAGTTTGCGCAATATTATTGAAGTGAAACAAAACGTTTTGCACAGCTCAAAATATAGTAATGCTTTAGCATATGATGAGAAGCAAGGTTATTTAACGCCAACGGCTAAAGATGCTACTTTGAAATGCTTGATGAGAGCGGAGAATTTGGAGGACTTGTGGAATAATTGGCAAGCTCTATTTTCTCTCCTTACAAGGCAAGGATATAGAACGCTAGGAAAGGATAATTTACAATCGTATATGTTCGTGTACAAAAGTTGTGAAATCCCCTTATTTTATCCCACCGATAAGATTTGGCTTGAGTTTAATTTAACTATAACTATTATCGGCAATATTGCACCATAACATAAAAAATAACAACTATGTCTGAAATTTTGATAGGACAATGTGGAAAAGTCCAAGAGGGACAAATCCACATAAATAAAAAGAGTGATTTCCCGCTATCTTTGAAGCTTGTAAAGGACGGCAAGCCCGCAAAATGGTATGACTGCGACTTCGACATTAAAGCATCTGTCGAGGGTGGTTTCAGCGTTTTTACAGCTGGTAGAAAGGGAGGTAATTTTAACCATTGTAAGGTCGAGAATGACGGTTCTTTGACAGTGTTTTTTGACAACCACAATTTAACAGCTGGACAGCTTCAAATCGAGGTTGTTTTTTATCATTTGGATAGCGACTACAACACTGACGGAATACGTCAAGAAGCTTTCAACGTAGCAAGTAATGTCTATCTTGTGAACGATAACGGCAATGCTGTTTCGCTTGAAATGCCAGCTCCTCAAATCGTGGAAAAAGAGGTAATTAGGGAGGTCGAGAAAGAGGTAATTAAAGAGGTTGAAAAACCATTGAGCGAACTCGAGCAATCTATTCTTGATATTGCAAAGCGTTGTTTAAAAGACGAGAACAACGAGGGGCAGATGATAGATGAGGAAAATATCTCTCTCTTTAAGGGTGGAATGTACGCTTTAAGAACGTTTCAAAATATCCCTACATCTGTTATTAACTCTGCTCCTGATGAGGATAGAAAGAACTATTTAGACTTCTTTAAAAAGGCGACAGCGGAGTATCCTTTTGTAAATCTTAGTTTGTATGTTCAAAGAGAAGACGAAGCACCACTTGAGTTTTCCACAGGCTACAACGTTAAAAGCATTCTAATAGATGATTGCGAATTTAACGAAATTAGATTAGATTGCATTAGTGCAGAAGTTATAGCGGACAGAGATTTAAGAATGTTCCAAAAATCAGATATTAAACGTTTGATTTTATATGGTGATAACGTGTTGCAAACACTAAAGAATTTTGACGCATTTGATTATGTTCGTGAAGTAGTATTTGACGGCACTACGAGTCCTTTACCTACAGCACTTGAGGTTTTGCACGCCTTACCAAATAATAGAGGTTGGCGCAGACATTCGCGTGCTGACCACGAGATTTACCCTGTTTTACGCTTTAAGAATATTACAGGTATGTCGCACGATATTCTCTCTCATTTTGCAGACAAAGGATATACAGATGTAGAGTTAATAGAGGGAGACTTCGACGAAAGTGCTGTTTACGTTGCAGAACAGACAAATAATAGCGATAATTCAAACGCCTTGCAAACTCTACTTAATGGTGTCGAGAATACAGGCTTAACCGAGCAAGTGTTAAAGGGAATGATTGTCGAGAAAAAGTACGAAAGCAACGAAAATATTTTCAACTCTCCATTTGAGGAGGGAGAAAAAGAAGCACTTATCGAATACCGCAAGTATTTAGCTCTTAATCCCAAATATAGCCGTGAGGGTTTGTTCAAAAGACTTACGGCAGATAACTTAGAAGTTGTTTTGTATGGTCAAGACTTTGCAAGAATGTTTGATTACGCAAATATAAAGCATTTAACGCTTTCATTCAAAGGCTCTCCAAGTCGTTTTGGTGATATTTTTAGCTATACGAATGGAGAGACACTCGAGGTGAAAATAGGTGTTGGAGCATATCCTAACAATGAGCTTAGAGAGCTTTTTGCAGAAGTAAAAACTATTGGTGAGCAATTTGGCACAAGTCTAAAGAAGCTAATAGTTACTATTTGTAAAGATGAAAAGACACCTTTTGAGCAAGGAGAGTATGAAAATTCTTGGCATTATTACGGGTTTAGAAATGACACCTTTAAGTATTGGGATTTGCTTCCAAGTCTTGGACTTGGTGGAAAGGATTTAAGAGGTAAAATTGAGTTCGATACAAACGTGCTTCTAGCTCCTGAGGGTTGGAATAAAATCCAAGAGCTGGGTTATGTAGTTTCTGAAAGCAAGAAATATAATGGTCCTGTTATGGAGGACTTTAGTTTGTAAAATTTAATTCTGTTTGCGTATGATTTTTTACGACAAAAACGACAGAGAAATAATAAATGTGCAAGTAGATGATACTAGTTATCACTACTGCACAATTATGGGCGAAGATGAGCTTTCAATTAAGTTCAATCTTGCAAAGCACATTGAGTTGCCAATAGGTTGTTATTGCGTTTTTAATAATGCAAAATACACCTTGCTAAAAGCTGAAAATGTAAATATAGTGCATTCACGCAGATACGAATATACACTTACATTGCAAAGCGAAGCTGGCAAGGCTAAAATGTGGAAGTTTAGAAACCTTATAGACGGCAGATTAAAGTTTCCATTAACAGCTAAACCAAAGGAACATTTGCAATTGCTAGTTGATAATTTGAACAAACGTGAGCAAGGTTGGACGCTTGGCGAATGTATCGAAAGAGAAGAGAAATTAATCAACTATGACCACGCTTATTGCTTTGACGCTTTAACGCAAATGGCGACCGAGTTTAACACCGAGTTTGAGATAAAAAACAAGCGTGTTTCGCTCAAAAAAATTGAGTATAATAAGGAAAATCCTTTGCCACTCTCTTACGGCTATAATAACGGCTTAAGAAGTGGTGTTTTGCGCCAAAATGCAAGCGATAAAGCACCTGTTGAAGTGCTATTTGTACAAGGAGGAGAGCGCAACATCGACAAGAGCAAATATGGTAGCGCAACTTTACATCTTCCAAAGGGTGTAACGCTTGCTTTTGACGGAGTTAAATTCGAGGATGAACAAGGCTTTAATCGTATAGTTGAACGAGTTTATAAAACCGATGAGCAAGGGTTGTCAATTACAAGAGTAGACAAGCAAAATGAAAGCCTAGCAGAGGATAGTTTCGATGCAACTAGCATTTATCCCTCAAGGGTTGGTGTTTGCTCTAGCGTTGAAAGCGTAAATAACAAATGGTTTGACATCGTGGATAACACGATACCTCAAGATTTGGATTTCTCAAAGTGCCTTATAGCTGGAGAAACAATGACTATTATCTTTCAATCGGGAATGCTTGCAGGACGTGAGTTTGAGGTAAAATACATTCACAACGCAGTAGGTAAAAAGAAAGCTAGACGCTTTGAAATTGTGCCACAAGAAATTGACGGAATTTCGATGCCTAATAATGTTTTTGCGCCTAAAGTGGGTGACAAGTATGCAATTTTTCATTGCTTATTGCCACAAAGCTACATCAACGACACCAAGACAAAGAGCGGAGCTGAATGGGAAATGCTAAGAACTGCTATTCGTTATATGTATGATAACGAGGATGCAAAGTTTACATTTAAAGGCGAAATCGACCCCGTGTGGGCAAAGCGAGAGTGGGTGAATATAGGCGACAAATTGAAAGTAGGTTCTTCGGTTTTGTTTACCGACCCACAAGTTATTGCAGAGGGTGCGATTGTGAGAATAACAGGCGTAAAAACGTTGCTTAATAGCCCTTATGAGCTTGAAATTGAGCTATCAAATAAGACTATTTCTGCAAGTGTTTCAGCACGTTTAAACGCTCTTGAAAGCGATTTAATTAGCGTTGAAACAAAGCATCAAGAGGCAATCCAATTCACAAAAAGACGCTTTAGAGACGCCAAAGAAACAGCGGAAATGATTACAAAAGCAATGCTTTCAAACTTTGGCGATTCCATTAGTCCCGCAACCATTCAAACAATGTCGATGCTTGTTGGTGACGAATCGTTACAATTTAGGTTTGTTTCAGCTAAAAGACCGCCTTTAATGCAGGTTTCTCACCGCTTTATTTACGATAGCGGAAGTAAAACATTCATTGCGGAGGGAGGAATTATACAACATATGACGCTTGGAATTAAGGTGATTAAGTCTCAACACCAATATAGCGATTATCGCTTTTGGGAGGTAGAAAGATTTGCGTCTGCAAATTTAAATGAAGCCGATAAGCGTTATTATCTCTATATCAAAGCTAATAAAGCCGATGATAAGGCGGTTTTCTTGCTTTCAGAGGATGCAAAAGAGCTAGAGGGCAATAGTCATTACTACTTTTTAGTTGGCGTCTTGAACAGCGAGCAAAACGAGGAACGCTCTTTTGTAACTCTATACGGATTTACGGAGGTTTTGCCCTCACGAATAACAACCGATAAAATCGTTAGTACAGACGGCTCAACTTACTTTGATTTAGTCGAAAATGTAATTGCTGGTCGTATCAACTTCAAAGACGGAATTATATCGGGATTAGTTGGAGCATCTGACGAGAATAGCGCAGTAAATTCAGGCTTAAACGGCAAGAACGACAGCGCAAATCCTGTGAGAATTTGGGCGGGTGCAAACGAAAATAACATCGTTAAAGCACCTTTTAGAGTTCACAATGACGGATCTGTTTACGCAGAAAATATCACCATTGGTAAAAGCTCTACTTTTAGTGGAGAAGTGAAAGGCGTTACAGGTAGTTTTAAAAAGCTTATTTGTGTGAACGATGCAGGCAAAGAAGTTGGTTCAATTCACTTTAGCAACGATGGTAAAATGTGGTTCGCAGGCGATATGTATCATCAAGGCTATAACAATGCTTTAAAGCGAACACACCGCTTTTACTCGTCTGAAATTTGGTGTCGTGGCATCTTTGGTTCACGAGAGAGAGCAACAATGGTAATTAAGGGAGATTATGCAGAACTCTATACAAATGGTTTAGGCGATACAGAAAGGCGATTTGTTAAATTTCCTTTTATTAGCAGAACTTTAAAAGGCGTCACATATTATGAAGTACCTTTATATGGATTTGACGGAGATGCGGCTGCTTTCCCTGTTGACTTGATAATCTTCAGCAATCAACAATCATTCAATTACGAATTGCAATCAATTGAGGGTAAAATTGTAGAAGTTGTGAACGCCAATGATAACGCAAGTCAATATATCTTTTCAGGTGGTTTCAGGCGTGAAATAAAGGGAGGCGAGGTGACTTCTTGCGTAAAAGTAGGCTACAACAATTTGACGCCCGCACACGAAAAAGCAGCTATCGGATCTGGTTGGCTCATTGGTAATCGAGATAACGATTGGAGATAAAAAAAATAATTATAAGTTTAATTTTAAAAGAAAGGTAGAAAAATGAAAGTAAATGAATTAATTAAGTATGTTTTAGTGCTTTTTATAGCACTATTAGTAGGAGTTGGAACAGCTCTCACAGCTAAAGGTGAAGCCGCAGCAGAAAACGGCTGGGCAGTCGCTTTGATTTGCGCTGTGTGCATCTTTACACTTGCGGAGGTGACTATCAAAACGATAGAACAACGTTCGTTCAAGTGGAAAGGCGTGCTGGTAGGAGTTGTGGCGACGATGTTGTCTTATTTTATTAGCTACACACTATTATTATGTTAACAGATTGGCTAGCCGAGAAAATACCGCAAGATAAACTATTGCATTTTACCTTTAGTTTGGTATTAATGCGTGTTTTAAGCGTGTTTGCAGGCGATAAGTTATTTTATCGCTTGCTTACCGCTCTTGCGGTGCTTTCGATAGGCGTTTTAAAAGAACTTTATGATAAGAAGCGAGGACTACAAATGAGCAAAGGAGATTTATTCGCTGATGCTTTAGGCGTTCTTTTCGGTCTTATCTAAAAATATGGAGGGTGATTTTATGAATGAGATAAAAACTTTTATAATAGCAATTGTAAGTGGTTTACTTGCGTTGTTATCACCGATAAAGGATTTTATGCACGCAATGCTCATTGTCTTTGTGTTAAATTTCTTTTGCGGGCTAATAGCAGAATACCGCTCGGGCGGTTCGTGGTCTACAAAAAAAGCAATGATATTCTTTTATAGTATCACTGTTTTCTTTGTGGCGGCAGCGTCGTTTTTTGTTATCGGAAAATTTATGCACAATCCCGACGAGGCTTTGTATTGTATAAAATTTCTGTGTCTTTTTGGTCTTTGGGTTTTCTCTGTAAATATTACGAAAAACCTAAAAATAATGCTTATTGAGGGTTCTCCGATGTGGCACATCGCAAACTTTTTACACTTTATTTTAAGTTTAAAAGTGATAAATAAAATACCTTTTTTAAACGATTATTTAACGATAACAAAAGCGTTTGATAAAGAAAATACAGGTGTAGAATTAAACAAGAAAGACAATGGAGATAAGACTTAAAAGAATTGCACGAAAGGACGGCTACACAATAGGGCAAATGAGCCTCAACGGGGACTATTTTTGCGACACGTTGGAGGACACAGACAGAGGGCTAAAAGACACGATGCAAGTTAATGAAATACTTGCTAAAAAGCGTAAAGGAGTAACGGCGATCCCAACGGGTAAATACGATGTAGTTTTGACCTTTTCGCCCAAGTTTAAAAGGGTTTTGCCTTTGCTCTTAAACGTGAAAGGATACGAATATATTCGCATTCATCACGGGAATTTTCCAAGCTCGACGGACGGCTGTTTGCTCGTTGGTGAGAATAAAGAGAGGGGCAAAGTTATCAACAGCCGTGCAACGCTTGAGAGGTTGATGTCCGTTCTTTTAGAGTGCGAGAAAAAGAAAGAAAAAGTAACTATCACAATTGAGTAACGCTTATGAAAAAGTACTTATATATAATAGGTTTAATTGCTTTATTGCTTATTGCTTTTTACTGCTTTGCGTTGTTGAAAAACGACAAGAGCGAGGAGGTAAAAACTAAAGTCGTTGAGCGTGTAAAAATAGACACGCTGAAAATCGTTGACACTATAAGGATAAGCAAGCCTATTTTAGTGAGAGCTACAACGCTAAGAAAAGATACTATATATCTAACTAAAGATGTATATATTGACAGCTCTAAAGCTATTATTCCAATAGAACAAAAGATATATAGCGATAGTAGTTATACAGCGTTTGTCAGTGGCTATAACGCCCAATTAGATAGCATCCACATCCGCTCTCCTACTACTATAATAAACCGAGAAATAGAAAGGACGATAACACATACCAAAATAAAACGCTTTAATATAGGAGTGATAGGTGGTTTGGGTTACGGCTTTACAACAAAAAAAATTGAGCCGTTTGTCGGTTTGGGTTTAAGCTACAATATAAGATAAAAAATAAATGGGTGGAAATTAATCCGCCCATTTTTATATCACGCAATATCACATCAAAAATAAAACGATATAATTTGATATTTTACGATACAAACACTGCAAAAAGTGTCTTGTTTTCGTCAATTTTCGTGTGCAAAATCGTGTACGGATTTTGTAACTTGTTGATTATCAATATTGATTGTGGAGCTGGTGG